ATCTGGTGTAGACTGGTGTGCATTCGACTGGGCTGTGAACAGTGGTTCGGGTCGCCCTGCTAAAGCTATTCAAAGAGCAGTAGGTGCTACCCAAGACGGAGCTATAGGTAATCAGACGCTTGGCTTAATTGCTGAGAAAGACCCTAAGTTCATCATAGATTACGTCTATACAGTCAGACAGGCATTCTATGAGGGCTTAGATGACTACAAGCACTTCGGTAGAGGATGGAGCAGAAGAAACACTGAGACACTCCATCAGGCTATGGAAATGGCAGAATAATGATAGAATATCGGGGAGAGAAGTTCTCAGGATACAACAAGCCCAAACGTACACCCAACCACCCTACAAAGTCTCATGTCGTCTTAGCCAAAGAAGGCACTAAGATAAAGATGATACGCTTTGGACAACAGGGAGCTAAGACAGCTGGTAAACCTAAAGCTAGTGAGTCCTCTAAGATGAAAAAGAAGAGGGCATCTTTCAAAGCTAGACACGGAAAGAACATCAAAAGAGGCAAGATGTCAGCGGCTTACTGGGCTAATCGTACTAAATGGTAGCTATAATGACAAAAAACACAGATCGTCCGACATAAGACAGCGATCTGTGTTTTTTGGAATCAACTTGATACACCAATGTTTACAAGGGTTTAACTATAGTGCATAGTACCTCAGTTACTTCGGTAACAACGGAGAGCAGTAGCTAGACATCCTTGAGATGACTTCCCTGCTCTCCACCCACCTCAGTTAAGTAAACGCCATCATGTGCATCTAAAGAGGCTAATAAGTCTAATAGTTGTTTATAGTTTATGGCAAGTAGTTGAAACTCTCCTAACTCATCGGCGAACTGACGTACAAAGACTGTGCCGTTGTCCTCTAGGTACATCTCTACGTCTTCAAACTTACCATCGGCATCTACAGACACAATCTTAACATAGTCAGACTCTATTTCGACTGTGAACATGAGAAATACTTATCCCCCTGCTCTATAGGTATCTCTACTGTCATCCTACGCAAACCACACTGAGGGCACTGCCTCGCCCTACGTTTCGATGGGTATCCATATTTGAAGTGCGGTATGGTCTCTATTACTTTAGTTTTCACCATACACTTTGGACAATGGGTTACACTATCTTTCATCATTACTGCCTTTCTTTGCCCAAGGTCTCTGTAAGTTAGTCTTGCCACCTTTAGCTCCTGTTGCTTTTCGATTTTGTTGGGCTTCCCACTGATCACCCTCTTTATAAGTCCTTATGTTAAACCTTTCGCGCATCCGTTTGTTTTCATATTTAGCTACAGACTCATGCTGTATTCTTAACAAATCCTCTCGGTTCATTAGCCTCTCCTTAGTTGATTTTAGATGTCTACAAGTTCACACGTCCCAGCACTGCAAGCTAATGTCTGTGAGCCTTTAGTTGTGTCTTCAGATTCATAGTCTGACAGCCTAGACCAGTCGATTGCATCAGGCATGGAAAACAGTGCGGCTTCATACTGCTCTTCGCTGATGTCTTGATAAGGTGCTTGTGCATACGTGTGATCAAACCTCGGTAAGAAGCTAACACCAGACATCTCATCGAAATACTGGTAGACAAACGCACCGACTTCTGCCCATTCGTCATCCCCAACTGAAACAGTCACTGATGGCTTATGGTCTGTGAAGTGTCTCTGGTACGTTAGCCACATCTCCAGTTGTTCAATCGCTGTCATGTCGTGACGGGTGACTGAGCCTTCTGGTGACTTCATAGGGAAGCTAAAGACAGTCGTAGTGTCTGGCTTCATGACACAAGGTTCTGATGGTATTCCTTGGTCTGCTAAGAAGTGTGTCAGTGGGTCTTTGTTGTCGCCACGGACAGTCCTAATGTAGTAGTCAGAGTGCCTCGCATGGATTCCGCTTGAGGATGATGTCAGCTGTGAAACTGTTCCACTTGGTTTTACGCAAGATATAGAAGCTGACGTGTTGATACCTAGTTCATCTGCAAAGTAGTTGTTAGTTTCCCTAGCAACCCTGCGCCATGTATCTAGTCGATCCTCAAGTCCCTCTTCTCTACCATTAGTCAAAGTACAGTCCATGATGCCAGTCATAGATACACCTAAGAGTGCCTCTTCCTCAGTATTATCTTTCCAGCAATCACGTAGGTACGGAAAGTGAGTTAAGGTTGCTTGGATAGTGCCTAAGATAGTTGCAAGACGTATCTTATTGGAGATGTCAGCTTCAGTATCTGTAGCCCGAATGACAGCCTCTGTAAGATTACAGAACTGACCACCAGTTCCAACGATGCCTTTTTTCTTTGTTTCACCAGTCTCAGGGTCAGTAATTTCCTCAAGACGCTGGCCTCGAAGCACTATTTCCGAACATGGGTTAGTCCCAAATTCCCAGTTGCTATCTCTATATCCATCGTAGTGTGCTTTGGTACTAGCCGCCTGTCTATTGAAGATACCACGTTCACCAGAACCAGAGGCCGCAAGTGAAGCCCATTCGTTCATGAAGTCTACACCGCTGGGCTTGCTTTCGAATGCCACTGAGTTGTTAGCAAGGGCATGGTGTGGGTTGTCGATGTACCACTCGCCTGACTTAGCTGTACGCATCTCGTCATCCGATAAATCACTTAGACTGATCATCGCTGAACGTCTCACTCCACCGACCACCACTATCGATCCAATCATGCACATGATGCTGTGGACATCTAAAGAAGACAGCTTGCCACCCTGTTTTTTCTTAAAGATTTCTATGGTATGTTCAAACAGTTCAACTAATGGTTCAGCACCAGATGCCCTACCACCAAATGTCTCTAAGCGTGCACCAGCTGGTCTAACATTAGAAACATCCCATGTCGGTATTCTGCCAGCGTATAGTTCAGACATTAATTCTTTATATGCAGTAGCCCAGCCCTCTTTGCTGTCTTCAACAATAATTCTACAGACACCAGATGTAAGTGTAGGTATCTTAGGTAGGCTGTTCACATACTTCTTTTCTACAGAGAAGCCGACACCTGTGCCACACAGTAGGATAAACAGGACTTCATCGAAGCATCGTATGTGATCTATAGGTGTATAGGAGCAATTGTATCCAGCTGTATTGTCCCTCGATAATGCCTTACCAGCTGTCATCAATGACCTCATAGAAGGCATCACTTCTAAGTTTAATATTGCTTGCTCAATTTCATTGGCAATCTCACGGCTTACACGGGACTTAACCACGTTGTCCATGTAGCGAGAGACAGTCTCAGTCCAGCTCTCTCGTCTTCCTTCATCTTCTATCCATCTGGCATAGCGGCTGGTGTGTATGAAGGACTGGTAGTCAGTAGGCAATAAGTTGTTCATAGTGTTTCTTCTTTTTCTTCAATGAGTTCAATAAGTCGATCCAAGTACCAGCGGCACTTTTTAAGGTCTTCGACGGGTTTTTTCTTGTAAGGCCAACGCCAGAGGTACTTGAAAGCATTCTGCCAGAGATACGCATTGTGACCCCAGACTAGAGAGCCATCAGCCATCGCTTGCATTGCATCGATGCACTCGATTGATCCTGTGTTGTAATGAGGCGGTTTGTTTACAGCTTCATCTATCTTGTCGGTGTCCATAGTATGACCTCACCTTTCTCGTTGTCCCAATCAGTACAGCGTAAAATCCTAGCCATACGTGCTTGTGTCAGCGCATAGTCCGCTGATAGTTTTTCTTTTTGATATTGTTTGACGACAGCATCCCAAGTCGGATGGTTTCCGAGTATCTTCTCAGCTGTCTTGATGCCCACTTTTGGACATCCACCATAGCCATCAGTCATGTCACCCATGAGGGCTTGGATCAGGAAGTTTTTATTAGCTTCCATATCACTTATGACCAATCGATCATTGTCGTTGGGTCTGTATAGACGACATGGGATAGTCTTCATGTCCTTGTCATCAGACACAATGATGGCCTCAGTGTTTGGTATGGAAGCCATGATACCCATGACATCATCTGCTTCTAAGCAGTCCACCATGATGCTATCGTATTCTTCCATAGCCCACGCAACGAGGGCTTT